CTAGGACCACAACAAACGCTGGTACATGTAGATAAATTTGAAGCATGGATGAAAGGGCAGCACATGAAGTGGCTAAAGGGGGCATAAAAGATGAACATTATAAATCTAATTACAACCGTGCAATGGTGCTTAGGAATATTAGGATTAGGACTATATGGAGGAATTGAGCAAGCAGAAGGCTGGCAAATACTAATCAATATAGTTTTAACAATAACAACTGGCATCACAATTTGGATGTTAGGCAGGGTTAAGGAGGTGATAAAACATGAAAGACAAAAGAGAAAAAGCACTAGATCTACTAAAAACATATTTAATGTTTGATGATGAAGAAATGCAAGTTTTAAGGGAACGAATTACATCAATTAGCGTAAGCAATAAAAGCGCAAGTTTAGACTTTACTATTCTTGCTAATGGATGCGCTATTTTTGTTAAGCGAAAGACAGGGGAATATGTATTACGCATAACAGGTAAAGGCCCAATTAAAGAAAACAAAGTATATCTTGCATTAAGGGCAAGAGAAATACTGCTTGATGCGGTGATGAATAATGAGTAAACACTGCAGCATATGTGATGAGTGCAATAAAAAAGGCC